GTTTATTAACGTGGTTGTCTCCACGGTCTTTCAGTCGAAGTTGGTAACCTTTATCTCAGCAATTTCTCATACGACACCGCATACGCCCAACGCACCCAGGAAAGGGGTGCGGTGGGCCGCCCCGGGGTAAGGCACCCGGGCCGCCGACTTTCAAAGCTTTTCCGCTGGTTTATAGAGTTTTCCTTCTCGGACCCGCCAAAAGCCAAAGGCCTGACGTAGTCAGTTGTAGCACTGACAGCTGATTTTAGGCTTGTCTGCCGGTTTATAGAGTTTTCCTTCTAATATGGCACAAAATTAGCAGCCTTGGCGTCCTGCTCATTTGAACCCAAAGCGGTCCAAATAACCGTGGCCTTGCGTGCGAAGTTAGTCACAAGACTGCCCGTATGCGTGGTGAAGTCCGAAAGACTGAAAGTGACGTAGTCCGAAGTACCATCATCCTCAATTCCATACACCCGAACTTCCGTAGTAAAGCTATACACGGGACATTCTGTAATAGTGGCGCTTGAGGTGACGTGCGGTACGATGCAGGCTCCGTAAGGAGCCAACGTGGTCGGAGACGCAGTCTTGCTCGCTGCGTTGTACCAGGCACGCCCGTTGGAGGCAGCCGTGATGGCGCAGCCAGTGTTAGACGCAATGTTTAACGCGTTAAGGCTGGTCCCCGTTTGAGCCACACCGTAAAAGGTGACCTGGTAATTTCCGTTCTTCAGGAACCTCATAACTCCAGCTGGGCTGGTATTCACAACAGTGCCCCACAAAGCCGTGTCGCCTGAAAGCGTGCAACTGTTGGTGGGGATGATGTTGTAAGCGGTGCTTGCAACTGGGTTGAACTTCGCCATGGTCAAGGTTATGTTAGGCGAGAACCTATTGTCACTAGGCTTGAGGGCGGCCACGCCAACAGTGCCGTTGGGCTTGCTGATGAGGCTGGTTCCCAAAACTAGGGAGCCCCCAGGAATGGGCTTAATCAGCTCTATATCGTAGCTGACCCAAAGCTCACCCAACGTGTGGCCTGTTGTACCAGGCAACCCTTGAGTTCCCACCTGAAATCTCCCGTAGTCATAAAAC